ATTTTCTAATATTGCAGGTGGAGCTGGTAATAATTATTATTGGGATGATTTTGCAGCAACTAATGGTTCTTCTACAGTAGCAGATGCATTGGAACGGGCTATTAATGCAACCGGGTCAAATCACACGGCAGGTCATAGTAATACTAACATTGGTGATATGATGTATATCAGATTTCAATGGACACGAACTGTTAGTGGTGGTAATGGTTCAGGTTCTAGTTATATACAGACTGTCATCGGGTTTCTAAAAACATCCGCCGGCAGCACCGTCAGCAATTGGACACAAATAAGTCAGGTCCTCCATGGAAATCAAAATGCTTATGACACAGCAGGGACAACAGTTACAAAATGGCCAGGTTAATAATATAAAATAAGTATGAAAGAAGAATGGAAAATAAATAAAGCTTTATATGAAGGAAGTGGAGATGATTATGTAGAGACTCCTCTTGATGAATCTGGTAGTACTTTAGAAGAGAGAAAAGCTAAAGCTTTAGCACACCCACTGCCATACATTAATCCAGACGCTTCCGCGACCGCACCAGATACTTATAATAGGGTTGTTTGTATGTTAACGTTTAATAAAGCATCTGGTGCTTTAGTTGGAGCTATGGCTAAGGAAGGTGGCGGCCGAATTGAATTAGATACTACATTATTTGATTACAAAACAGTTAATATTGACTTAAATTCGGAAATGTGGGTTGGTGATTATAAAACCGGTAGTATTCTTCCTAAAGTATTCACACCTATTAAAATAGATGAATATACAGTTGATGCATGGTGTCATAATAGAATTCAACGAACATATAAATATTATGATCAGCTTAACATTGTTAGAAAAACATTAATGGCATTAGTCACGAAGACCGGATTAACTGCTTCTGATGATTCAATTGTAGATGATTTAGATGATTTAGATGAATTTATAGCAAAAATGCTAGAGAATAATGAGAAGTATAAAGCAGAATATGCAGCTTCTCCTGCGTTTAATTATTTAACGAAAGAGGAATATGATAAGGAAGAAGCGGCTCAACGTGCAGGAGCACTTGAATCAATATTAGCACCTTTAAAGACTGTTAACATAACACATAAATGGGCAAGCACATCGGAGTAGTTGAAATAATCGAAAACTGTGTTTCCGAGCAACAGTGCGATAATATTGTCAACCAATTAAAACAATTAAATCCTGCGTATTGGACCGATAGAAGTATTCATGCTCCTAATTTCGGTATAGATGGCTCGGTCGGAACGTATGTTTCGTTAAATGATAAAACATGTCCTCCGGATTTATTAACTGAAATTAATAGTGTAGCTCCTAAAATCACTGGTCATGCTGCTCCTATGGAAATAGATGAGACTATAGTAAATCATTATTCTCCAGGGTCGTTCGTTCCTCCTCATATTGATGCTGTTACGTTTACATTTGCTATAGCTGTGGTCACGTTGGAATCTAAAGAAGAGTGTTTTGCGTATTGGCCTGATGGCCATAAAGAGACTAAAGTAGTAATTCCAGATAAAAAAGGCGCTGCAATTATCTTACATGATGTCAGAACAGTTCACGAGGTGATGCCTACAGAAGGTGATCGATATACTCTTATTTACAATTATTATTAAATTGTAAGAAATTTAAATAATAATTAGTTTTTGATGATGCAGGAACTTCATGAGGTATACGGGCTTCAAATTTAACTAAATCTCCTGCATCAACTAATATGTCTTTATAGTCAATTAAAAATTGCTGAGTATTTAATAATGATATAGATAATATTTGATAAAAACAACTTTCAGGTGCAAACCATAAATCAAAAAAATCATTAGGATCAAATCTCATGATCCATGCTTCATTATAATTTGACAATATAGTTTCTGGTAAGTTCTCTTTAAAGTATTTTTTTAAAGGTCTAGGAAAATCAAAATAGTTTAATATTTTAAATTGTGACTCTCTTCCATTAAATCCTATTTTCGCTCGTCGTTTATCTGCCTGCAGAAACTGATCACTATAATTATCAATAAGATCTACAAACCCTTCACAGATATCAGAAGATAAAAAATCTCGTTCGATTTTATGATTCGATGGTTTCTTTGCATCTAAGTTTAAGTACCCTTCCCAGCCCGGGTACCTGCTTTTAATCAATTCATCAATTACAGGTGTAGGTTTAGCCATTATTTCTCCCAAGGAAATACTATCCAATCATTGTTATCAAACTCTCTCACAGTATGTTTAGGCATATAAGCTGTTTTAGGCTTATAATATAATGTACAAGTACTCCAGTGTATGTTATATTGATCATTATATATTACTATATTACCATGAACCTTCTGTAAAGTTAAGCCTGTATCAACCAGATCGTCAACTATTAGAACTCTCTCCCTCATTAACTCATCTTGTGTAGGAAAAGAAATTTGCTTTACTACATCATTTATATTATGAGGTCCCTTGCGAGGGGCGTCGTCTTGATAAGATTTTAAATTACACGATAGTAATTTATCTACTTTTAATTTTTTCGCTAAAAGCGCTGCTGGAATCATTCCACCGTTTGCGATACCTAGAATACAGGTCGGGTGAAAATCTTTTACTTTTTCTACTAATAAAGATATGTCTTGCTCAATGCTTTCCCAAGACAGATTAATTTTTGATGTCATTTAAATCTACGGCAATTTTGCGTCCCATGTATTTTACAAGTTTTTTAATTTTATCAACTGTTTTACCTCTCTCTGGATCGTCCATCACTTTTGTATGTTTATACAAATCTAGGATAAGATCTGGAGTTATTTCATGTTTTGTTGTGATGTCTCTTTTCCGTGGCATTATAATTATTTATAAATGTCTTTGTAACTTCAATCTGTTAAATTAAGATAAAATTGTTAAATATTTAATAATGAGTAAATCTGTGTATAGTGAGGTAACTGCAGTATCGACATCCGGTTTCGAGAGAGATAGGGTTTTAGATAAACTAAAAACCCCGGCTACTGGGTTACCTTTTTCTTTAGAAGATATAAAAATAAGTCACAATGATTTTGCTGTTGCAGATGTTTATAACGACAGTATACGTAAGCTGTATAGCAACTATTTATTTCTTATTGCCAATGCAGAACTAACTACAAAGACTTCACCTGTAACCGGTAACTTAGGATATTGGGCTTTTAATGATACATTTACTCCTGAGAAATTCTCAGTGACAACAAACCCAGTAACTGGTACAAGTACATCATTATTGTCGAGTACTAAAGAAACTCATATTATTAAAAAGACATACACTAATGACAGTAATAATTATTTCTTGTATTTTAATTATAGTCCAGCTCAATCAATTATATTTGATAGTAACACAACATTAAGCAGCCCAAATGCATTACTGTCTGGTAATTTTGTAGAATTTAATAAAACATTTAAATTTAAAAATATTGTTAGTGTAGATACAGTAGGTAATTTATTATTTGTTTTAGACAAGGAATTAAATACAGCTTTTAAATTTGATATTACAGGTTTAATAACTAATGACCCTGCTTTAAAACGAACAGGGATCAATGATATAACTCATCCCGGTCGTTACTTATTAAAAACGATAGGTGGTGGAGGAATATCACAAACTAAAAACAAGCTTAAAGCACCATCTAGTCTTTCAGTGCACGGTGAATATGTATATATTCTTGATAACGGTCATCATAGTTTAAAGGTGTTTGATTTAGATTTTAATTTTATTAAAGAGGTTAAGTCTACACCGTTGTTTAATAATGCTAATACTGGTAGATTAGTTTCTATAGTAGTCGATAAAAAGAGCGATACTAGCGATCAACCGGTCGGGTATATCTTAACTCACTTAGGTAAAATAATAGAATATGATGTACAAAATAATACAGTAGGCTCACCTCATTCACCGTTTGATATATATGATACTAGGATGCAATCTGTATGTAGCTTTTATGAAGATGAGAATTTTTCTAAAATTATAAACAGTAAGTCCTCGAAGAATATTTTATATGCTTGTAATAATAAAAACATTTTTAAATTTTATAAAACTAATTTTAATCTCCCATTAGCTGTTTTTGACTTTACTGTACCTAACTTTACTGTTACTACCTTAAGTGCGAATAAAATTTTATCGTTTGATAGCACTTTACATCATGATGTAGATTATTTAGCAGTTACTACAACACCGCTTTCAGCACACGGCCCATCGGGAAGGATATCACCTACGGTTACATATGTTTTTGCTGATAAAAACATAACTACGAAATTATATAATGAAAGTTTTTACACAAATTATTTTAGCTTATCTGACATTTTAGTATTACCACAGGAGGTTGTTAGTAATATAACTTTTAATAAAACAACAAAAAAATTAATTTATAATCATTTTTCATTTTTTGAGAATTTAAGTAAAAAGGTTTATAGTTATTATAATAATATAGATGGTACCTTTCTCACTCCGACATTATGTACTGTAAATTATAAAGCATTTGATAAACCTTCAAGTTTTATAGTAGATGATAATTTTTATATCGGAGTAAATGAACCTATATTAACTGATATTATAAATAGGCCGTTAACGTTATTATATAATCAACAAGAAGATTTATTTAATTTGATTAAAGAAGAGAGCTTAAATGATGATCCTCCGGTTGAATGGCCAGCTCGATTACCTGGTAAATTTGAAAGTAGTATTAATGCACTATCTATAACACCTAGTATAAGTACTGCTTCTTCCGGTGATGTGTTTGATATAGAAATAAAACGTACAAATGAATTAGGATTAGATAATGAATGTTCTTTTTATTATTATACAAATGTAGAAGATCCTACTGTAACGGATGATATCTCTCCATACATATCAGGATTAGATAAGAGTTATGCTGTTATTGGAAAGAATTTAGCTTCGACTATAGTGTCGATTGCGGCTACACCGTTTAATGTTGGTACTGATAAGACGTTTACATTTTTAATAGAGCAAAAAAATAATTGTGTTATTGACCCAGAAAAATCAACCTTTACCGGTACGATGACAGCTATAGGGTCATTGTATACTATCAATTTAGAAGAGACTACTTTTTCAGTAAGCGAGGGTAAGACTGTACGAGTTAATGTTATAAGAAGTAATCCAGATGATGATTTTACAGAGGAATCAATTTGTAATCTTTATATAAATCCAGTAGGTCTTCCGGAAACTGATTATGTTCCTAATGTTTCTCATCCAGATGAGTTTGTACCATATCAATATGTAGAGGATGAGTTCTCTGATTTCGGAAGAGTACCACATCAATGGCCAGCTGGTCAAGGACACGCTCCGACTGTTGATGGTCAAACATTTGCTAATGAATTAAGTGCTACTAGTACTTTACATTTTACCGAAGGGGTATCTTCTATAGTGTTTGATTTAAGTGCAGTTTACAACTTAACTGAAAATAAATCCACACGTCTTTTGAAGTTACACTTATTAAATGCTAGTGAGACGTCAGAGCTTGGTTCTAATGATAGCGGAATAATTACTGTAAACGATAATTTTAAGACGATTAATTTATTCTTATCTTCTATTTCTGCGATATCTGATACAGGTACGACAAATATGTTAAGTTGTGTGAATGTATGGGAAGCATTATCAGCAAGTACAAAGACTACTAATACTAATGCATTTTCTACTATATCAGCTACTAATCCAATCCAAGCGACATTTACAATACATGAGCCGTTATCAGTGTTCTCTGTATCAACAATATCTGCTGCGCTTCAATTCCAGCCACCTCCTTCGAGTTTTATATATGGTAATAATCAAATTGAATTTATCATAGAAGAGGATGCAGCATTAGTTGGTAAAGGAGGTCGCGGCGGTCATGGGTCTTTATGGTTATCTGGTTATGATAATTTTGATACGGAAATTTACGACGTGTTTACTGGTAGTACTCCTATTAGCGCGAGTACAGCAGAAGCATCCCCTGGTGGTCCCGCAATTAGTGATTTTGATGATTATTTTAATGTATTTACTATTACTAATAGTGGTATCGTATATGGCGGTTCGGGTGGTGGTAGTGGTGGTATGTTAGGTGTTAGTGCTACTGCCATGGGCCATGTATCTGCTTTGTCAGGAGGATCTGGTGGTGGTGGTGGTGCTGGTATTCATAGTACTAATGTTGGTAGTTACGGGCTAGCTGCAGTTCAGGATATGGAGGCTGATACATTTACGCAACATACTCACGCGCTTGACTATTTAGAAAATGGTGATGCTGGTACCCTTTATGTTGGAGGTGCTGGTGGAGAGTTCTCGGAAACTACAATTTCAGATTTGGTTGTTAATGATTCTAGATGGCTCGCAGCTGCAATTACCTTAGCTACCTATCCAGGTATGAAAGGTACAGCTGGTGGTGGCTTAGGTGAACCAGGAGTTTCTGATTCCGCGGCAGTTGCTGCAGGTGATAATAACTCAGCTGCAATGGGATCATCGACTGTAATAGATAGATGGAAGAAGAGAACAGGCGGCTCGGCAGGTCTTATTTTGGAGACTACATTTGCATCTAATGTAGTCACAGCCGGTGATGGTGAATTTAAAGGCACACTTCCCGGTCCTAGCTTGGTGTTTGCCTCCACCGGTGATGAATTTGTTCCTTAATATATTGTATTCGTTAATACTTGATATAAGTATATTTAATGAAGTTTAGTTCCACCGCCCAGAGTGCCCTCGCAGCATCTAAATCATACGCCGAGGAATTTAAAAGTCGTTATGCAGGTACAGAGCATTTATTATTAGGCTTAATAGAGAGTGATGATCAATTTTTGGAGCAAACTTTTAATCGATTAGATGTAGATGTTACTCATTTAAAAGATATAGTTATTAGTATTTTAAATATAGAAGAGACTAATAAACTTTTTAAAGCTGATACGGGGCCAGCATTTACGCCTCGTGTTTTAAGAATAATAGATTTTGCGAAAGGGCTAGCCCAAAAGTTAGAAAAGAATACAGTAGATGTAATTCATTTATTTTTATCTTTATTATATGAGAATGATGGAGTTGCGACATCGATTCTTATGGAGTATGGTTTAAATTTTGACAACGTAAAGAATGCTATACAAAAGGAATTAGGTGATATTAAAACTAGTACTGGTTTAAGTAGATCTAGTATACCAGAGAGCTTAGAGCCTTATTTTATTGATTTAACTTATCAAGCTTCAACAGATAAATTACAAAGCACATTTTCAAGAGATGCTGAATTTGATAAAATATATCTCGTATTAGGAAAAAGACATAATACTAATCTTATTATAACTGGTGATCCAGGAGTTGGTAAAAAGTCTGTAGTATATGAACTCGCAAGAAGGATAACTAAAAAACTTACTCCCAATCACTTACACGATAAGAGGATCTTAGAACTTAAGCTTAAAACTCTTATTGGAGGAACAAAATTTAGAGGAGACTTCGAAGCTCGAATGGACGTACTTCAAGAGTATCTTAAAGATAATACCGATGTAATTTTATTTATTAATGATATTGCTCTTATAACTCGAATTGATGGTACAGCAAACATAGAAGAATATTTCAGTGAACTATTTAATAGTGATGATATTAATTTTATAGGTACATGTACAGCAGATGATTATAAAAAATATATCGATGACATTACAACTATTAGTTCTAATTTTGAAAATATAGTTGTTAAGCAGACTGACTTAGACGAAACAAAAGGAATTTTATATAATATGATTCCTATGTATGAAAAATTTCACAATGTAAAGTATAATAGAGATATAATAGAAGATATTGTTAAGCTTTCCTCGAGGTTTATTTTTGATAAGAGCCAACCAGCCGCTTCATTAGATTTATTAGATGAATGTGGCTCTCATATTAAAAATCAAATATCTAATACATCAGAACAGATTGTACAATTACAACAAAAAATAGATGGAATACAAAAACAAAAGGTTGAATCTGTAGAAGAATATAATTTTGAGGATGCTCTTAAATTAAAACGAAAAGAAACAACTTTATCTAATAAGTTAAAAAGAGAAATAATTAAACAGAAGGCTGTTGAATTTGATAAAGTTATTACAGGTGATATTGTAAGAGATATTCTCAGCGTTAAGACAGGTATACCTATAAGCAATATTAGAGGAAGTAGTTTACCTGACTTACATAAAGTACAACAATCTCTAAAAGAAAGATATATCTCTCAGACTAGAGCTATTACATCATTATTACATCATTTTAAGAGAGTGAAAACTGGGCTACAGGATCCACAAAGACCATTAGGTTCGTTTCTTTTCATCGGTCCAACTGGTGTAGGTAAAACATATTTATGTGAATTAATTTCAGAGTACTTTTTTTACAATAAGCAAAACTTTCTTAAAATTGATATGTCTGAATTTATAGAGCCTCACTCTACTAGTAAGTTGATAGGCTCTCCTCCTGGTTATGTTGGTTATGGAGATAGGTCAATGCTTTGTGATTTTATTAAAAATAATCCGTATAGTTTACTTTTATTAGATGAAATTGAAAAGGCACATCCTGATGTAGTTAATATATTTTTACAAGTCTTAGACAAGGGTGAATTAACTGACAGTGTTGGTCGTAAAATAAATTTTAAGAATTGTATTATTGTATTTACTAGTAATATTGGCTCTGAATTATTTGATAAAGATTCTATTGGGTTTGGAGGAACGGCCCTAAGTTCTATTGATTTAGAGAATGCTTGTCAAAAATTCTTTAAACCAGAATTTTTAAATAGATTAGATGAGATTATTAGGTTTGAGCATTTATCTAAAAAAGATATATATAATTTAGTTCAGATTCAATTGCGGATATTTTCTGAGAAATTAGAAGAAACTAATAAAATAGAATTTATTTTAACAGATGAAGCACGTGATTATATATCTCAACAAGGATACAGTCGAAAATATGGTGCTCGTTTTTTAAGAAGATTCTTTGAGAAACATATTGAAACAGAAATTGCATCATTATTAATAAAGAGTAGAACTCAGCTTCAAAAAATTACTTGCAAATTAAAGAATGATAAGCTAATATTTACGTCATGATTGCATATAAATTTGTCGTAAAAGACATTTATACCAATGAGAGGAGAGAGTTTGAGTTACTCTCTATAGATAAAGATCCGCGCCCCGTACATAAGGAAGGTATGAGGCAGATTAAGTTCGAAGAGGATATTGAGAAGTTATATGTTGATATATCTGGAGAAGAGAATCGTACATATGAGCGGCTGGTTTATGATAAAAGGAAAGGTTTTTTAGATTAATGAATAACACAGGAGAAATCCTGATGTTGTAGATGAAGCTCGAAAACAAGTAGAGAATGTAGTATAGAGAAGGCGTTGCATAGCGACGCCTTTTTTATTAAATAATTATATGATACCTGCAGAAATATTAACAATGGCGGGTGGGTCATTAGTAGGGTTCTTTTTTAAATTAGTCGCGAAGCGCGCCGAGAATGAACAAAAGCGCTTTGAGATGTTTATGAAAGAGAAGAAGTTTGCTGATGAGTCAGCTGATAAAGCTGTCAAGCGTGTAAGTGTAGATGCTGGAAAATGGGTGCGTCGGCTAATTGTTGTAAGTGTTTTATTTGGAGTTATTTTAGCACCGTTTATTACTACATTTATGAACCATCCTATTGTAGTAGAAGAACTTATCACTAAGAAGATTTTATGGGGATTGCTAGGCACAAAGACTGTACCTGTGTTCGTAGAGGTAGAAGGTTATTTATTAGTACCTGAGATTCGACAAGCGTTAACAGCTATTATTGGATTCTATTTTGGACAAGCCACAGTCAAACGATAAGTTGAATTTCAAATTTTTTCGTTATATTTATATGCAAAGTGCTTGTTTGTATGTGACCTATTAATCCTATAAACTCTGCATAAATAAATATACAAATGCCACAAGACATTAACTATCTAGACGAAATATCTACCTTCACGTTTACAAGCAAATATGCAAGATTTAATCAAAATTTAAATAGAAGAGAGACATGGGATGAATGTATAAATCGAGTTACAAAGATGCATGTTGATCGATTTAAGAGAGATTTACCATCGGAAGATATAGATACAATTAAGTGGGCATTTCAACAAGTAAAGGATAAACATATTGTACCATCGATGAGATCAATGCAGTTCGGTGGTAAGGCGGTATTAGCTCATAATGCACGTATATATAATTGCGCAGTAAGACATGTAGATAGTATAAGAGCTTTTGCAGAGATATTTTATTTATTGTTATGTGGTTGTGGCGTAGGTATTGGCGTATCAAAACATTTCATTGATCGATTTCCTGATATAGTTACTGCAAAAGACAAGACTGGTACTGTAGTAACTTATGTTGTTGAAGATAGTATTGAGGGATGGTCTGACTCTATAGAAGCATTATTAAATTCTTATTTTCGTAATACTGCTTTCTCAGGTCGTAAGATTGTTTTTGATTTTAGTAAGATAAGACCTAAAGGCACCGCACTTGAAACTGCTGGAGGCAAAGCACCCGGGTATCAAGGATTAAAAAGATGTCATCAAAAAGTAAAAGAGTTATTTGATTATATTATTGAACAACAGAATCAAACAAGATTAAAACCAATTAATGCATATGATATTTTAATGCATTGTGCTGATGCAGTATTGTCTGGAGGTATTCGCCGATCAGCTACATCTCTTATTTTTGATAAAGATGACGAAGATATGATGAATGCAAAGACGTTCTTCGATGTCACTCGTCATACTAAATTTTATCATGATGATGAAACAGACTTATATGTAGGTAAGATTACAGTTAATAAAAAGAAGTATGAAGTTGAGTTAATTGAATATGAGTATAATGAAGTAATAAAGAATAAACGTATAAGCTGGGTGCACATCGAACCTCAGCGCGCTAGAAGTAATAATAGTGTATTGCTTTTAAGAGATGAAACTACGTTCGAAGAGTTTACAGGCATTCTTAATAAGACAAGACAGTTTGGCGAGCCTGGATTTGTATTTGGTAATCATCCATGGCAATTATATAACCCTTGCTTTGAGATAGGCTTTATACCAGTTACTAAAGACGGGGTTTGCGGCGTCCAATTCTGTAATTTAACATCGATCAACGGAGCTAAGATTGATACTAAGGCTAAATTTTTAGATGCAGTAAAGGCTGCAACAATTGTAGGTACCTTACAAGCAGCATATTCTGATTTTGATTACCTGAGACCTGCGTCTAAGCAATTAACAGAAGGGGAGGCATTACTAGGCGTGTCTATTACTGGTATAATGGATAACCCTAAAATTTTATTAAA